ATGCGGAGATTTCCGAAATCAATTGCGATTCTCATTCTCACGGCTGGTGCGCCGATGACGGTTGCCGCGCAGACTTCCAGCGTCAGCAAGGCAGCTGGGCGATACGTCGCCGGGGCATATCAGGGGATTACGAACAGCGTGATTGGCGGTCCGTACACGACTGGCACCGTCAACATTCAGCTTGCGCATCCCTGGATCGAGACGCCAGACGGCCGCACGATTTATCCCTACAGCACGACCTTGCCGGTGACCATTTTTAATTCCAGCGGCTCGGAGACGGTGACGCCTTCGGCGGTAAGCAACTGCGGCTCGAACTCTCCTGCGCCTTGCACGATTACGGTGACCGCGGCGAATGTACACGGCCAAGGCGATTACGTGATGAGCGGAACCGGCGGGCTCTACGAAGCCGCGTTTGATGCCAACGCGAACGGCGGGGGGAATGTGGTCGTCGATCCGAGCTCGAGTGCCACAGCCGCCAACGTCACGAATGCGCGGGCGCTGTATGCGAATGTCGGTATCGAAGACGAAAAGACCGCTGCGACAGGAATCGCTTCGCCCTCAGTGCTACTCACGGCGATCGGAACGGGCACTGCGACGGCTTCTTCGACGCTCTACCTGCTGGCGGCGGGAGCTGCGACGAATGCCTTCACCAATATTACGGCGACGAACGTCACGTTCGCCGCGCCACGCACCGGAACGCTGCGAAATTTGCAGTGCACGGCGACCGCAGGCGGCGTCAACGCGAGCTCCGGCGGTGTGACGGTGCGTACGGCGGCGGTTTCCAGCGGAACCTTTTCCAACACGACGATTACAGGAACATTCGGAACCGCAACCAGCACGAGCGATACGACGCACACCGCCAGCGTGTCGCTGGGCCAACCCATCCAGATTCAGGTCACTTCTCAGGCTTCCGAGACGCTGGCCGGCGTGGTGTGCACGGTACAACTGAATTAAAAACGACGTTATTTAGGGCGAAAAAGGCGCGTTATAGCAACGCGTTTTTTCGGCTCGAGGATTGGAGCAGCTTATGCCCGCATATAACAATGCTTTTCCGCCGATTGGGATTTGGCCTGGGGATACCTGTCAGGTGTGGAACGCGGAGCAGCCGGCGCCGGGAAACGGCGGCGCATCGGCGAGCCAGCGCGTGGCGCTTGGCGAACGAGACGGTGCACCGGCGGGATTCTCCGTAACGGGATTCTTCTCGGCGCCTCCGGGCGCATTCGAGATCGACGTGCAGGTGAGCGACGTCGACGTTGATTCGCAGTACCAGACCTGCCTGAACGGCAACATCACCGTGGTCGACGCCACGAACCAGACGTTTCATTACGACGGGGCAACGGTGCTGGCGACCTTCGTGCGGCTGCTGATGCGCAGCCGGACGAATGCCGTGAACGTGACGGCGGACATCCGGCGTCTCTAGCCAAAAAACAAAATGAAAATATTTCTTATCGCCGCTCTCATCGCGGCGGCGGGACTGGTGTGCGCAAGCGGCGCCTGGGCGCAGGGTCCTCCGGCGGGCGCATCGTCGTCAACTGCCGGCAGCGGCTCCGGGCTTCCTGCTGGCCCGACAACGCCGAACACTCGCCCGCAGTTTTGCACCGAGACGCCCAGTGGCGGAGTTGCTCCGGCGAATTGCACCTGGGGGCTTGCGGGCGCGACGATCACCGACCGAGCGAGCAACGAGACATCTTACCTTTTCGGATGCACTGACATCGGCAACTACACGCGCGTGACGAACGTCAACGGCGAAACGCTTAGCGGTGGACTTACGATCCCCGATGGCAACACGGGCTGTTTTGTGCCGGGTGTCAACATTGGAATCATCATCGAGGCGGGGTACACCTTCACAACGCTAAGCCGTCAAACATCCTCTCAGATTCGCTGCCAGCCCAACGCCGCATTGACCAATACCTGCTCGCTGACTCCGGGAGTGACCTACATTCTCGTCGAGGACAGCGGGTTCAATTACACACTCAACGTCCAGGGCGTGCCGCAAGCGCAGAACATCCACGAATACGATCTCTTCTGTGACATTGGGAACGGGTACTACGGAACTCACAATTGGTCGTTCAATGGCACCGGAGCGGGAATTGGCTCTCTAAACGGCGCGTCCACGAAATATCCCTGCGGGTTCCAGATCAGTTCCGGCGCGACGTCCGGCAACTGGGTTTTCTTTGACTTCAATAACAACGGCCCTGGCGCCGCTCCTCAGTATCAGAACTACTTCGGCTCAAGCATGGCTTTCGCTTTCCAGCGAACAAATGCCCAGTCAGCCCCCCAAGAGATCATGGAAGTGGGATTGGCCGACACCAGCCTCACCGTACAACCGGCGAACTTCGTTGGGCTGCGTGCGGTGGCGACCGCCGCGAAAGTGGATTTCTTTGCCGTGTGTCGGACCGGGGCCGCTGACGGAACCCCGGTAGATAGCACCGTCCTCGAAGACACAGCGATCCATTTCGTGTTTGTGACTTTCATCTCCCAGAACAGCGTCTTTGTGTCGCTCGATGGGGGAACGCCGCTCAACATCACGACGGGATGCGCGACGGGCGCGACGGTTCTGACTCCCGTGTTTTACATCTCGACATCGGAAGCCGTGACCAAAAAGGTGAACGTGCTTTATTGGGAATGGAACGCTCAGGTCGTGCGGCCGTGAGCGATTCGCTAGGATGCCGCGCTAAAGGCCGCAGACAAAGACAAGATGCCGGGCTAAAGCCCGGCGCTACATTTACACCACTGAAGAGATTTTTGCTGCTGATTGCTTTGCTTCTCGGATTTGCCGCGCCGGGATTCTCTCAGGCTGTGACTCTGAGCGTTCCCATCTTTGTCTACCCGACGCAGAGCAGCGACTACAATCCGACGCCGGGAGCGTCGAGCTATACGGGGATCGGCGGGATGGTTCTCAACATCCTAACGGGCACGCCGCCGTTTACGTGTGCCCTGAACAGCGGCTCGATCCCGGCAGGAATGACCTTGTCGGCAGTCACCCCGACTTCGACTCCCGTGGGCGGATGTGTTCTTAGCGGCTCGCCGACCACTGCGGGGGACGTATCGTTCACTCTGAAAGTCACCGACGCGAACTCCAACACAGCCACGAGCGGGACGATTTCTTTCCCTGTCGTCACGGCCACTCCCGCGACTTACTCCGCGCAAGCGTGCCCGACTCCCACGACTACGAGTGTCACCTGCACCTGGACGAGCAGCGTGGCGACCAGTTCACAAGTTTGCGACAGCTTCGGCAATGCCTTTGTCAAAGGGACGCCGGGAGCTTCGGTGACGCCGGAAAGCGGATGCACAACCGAGACGGATTTAACCGGAACGACCTCACACTCGGTTGCTCTAAGCGGCCTCGCGGCCTGTACCCGCTATGAAGTCTACTTCATGGGGCGCGGCATCGTTGGAGGCGCTCCTGCGGATTACCTTTTCTCGTGGAACGATCCCGGTTCCGGCAGTTTCTTTTTTGCGACCGCGTGCGCGGCGTCGGCGGGAACAGCGGATTTTAGCGTGCAGATGAACGGCCCGCACAACATCCTGCAACAAGGCCCGATGATCGTGATGTTCTATACCTGGGATTTGGTTGGCGTCACCGACATTCAAGGCCACAATGTCAGCTTTCAGATCACCGGCATCCCGACAAACTCCAAAGTCCACTGGCCGGACCAGCAGGACAATGGAGCTGCAATCGGAACGGTCAGCACCACGACCACCGCCGATGACACGCTTACACTGAATGCCAATAGCGATCTCGGATCGGGTAGCGCATCACCGTTCGCAAACGCCGAACAGTTTGAAATCCTCACCAATCAGGGTGGGACGACTCCGGTTGGCAGCTACACGCTGACACTCACGGTCAAGGCGGGCGCGACACCCACGACCCACACCTACACGTGGGCGATGAACGTCAGCACTTCGACATTCGTGCCGGGAACGCCAGCGACCCAACCGCCGATTCCTTCGCTCTCAACTTGGACAGGCTATCTGACCAGCGTCGGATCGGGCTATTACCTCACACCGGGAACTCCCGGCGGCACGCCGATCATCTGCGCCTTTGGAAATGTGGGCCTTGGCTTTTACGACGGCGAGTGGGTCATGTACCAGACCGGGATGTATCTCGGGCAGTCGATTCCCTGGGTCCAGGCCGCGAGCCAATGTGACCAGAGGTACGCAAATTATCAAATCACCGGAGCGGACACGACCTGGAATGCCGGAGCGATCTACATTTTTCCGCATGGCCTCTTCTATGAATGTAAGAACTTCGGGACTCCCACGGCCTGTTCTGGAGTTCACGCGCTGCCGCACTGCTGCGGGGGGACTCAAGTGGCCAATATCATCCCCTACGCGAGTGGGGACTATGCCAGGGAAGCGGCAGAGATGCTGGAGGCGAAGCGGCTCGATTACGATTTAGGTGGCGGCACAACCACGCTTGCGCAGGTCAATGCGATGGCCGCTTACGTTCTCGGAATCCTGGACCAGTATGCGAACGACGATCCGACTGTTCTGGAAGAATCGTTCATGCTTGGCGGATTGGATGTAAAAGCCGCCATCGAATATTACCTCGATCCGAATACGGGCAATGGCGATGTGCGCGTGCCTGCAGCGGTCCAGGCGGTCCTCGATCACTGGTGGAACAATTTCTGGGTGCCATGGAATGGGGCGGCAGGGGGATTTCCTTACGAGCTTCGGACATGGACCAGTTTGCGGCAGGCGGGATGGGGAGCGATACAGGAATTCGGAAACGGCGGCGCATCCCTGGAAGACCTGAACAACCTCATCGCCCCCGGATACGCATGGCTCTACTCGGCTACAGGGCAGCAAAAGTATCAGTTGGAAGCGGATACCATTTTCAATTCCAGCGTCCTTGAGCCAACCAACATTGGCATCAAATTCTTCGGCAAGACCTACACGCAGGGCTATCGCTGGACGTTCGAGTATCTCGGCTGGCGCGGTGCTTTGACTATCCCGACCACCTGCTTCCTGCTTCCGCAATCGGGAACGTGTCCGAAGCTGAACGGACCCGTTCCGGCAGTGGGGAGCCCTACTTTATGAAGGCCCAATTACATCCGAGCGACATAGGGCGATTGTACGAAGTGCAGAGAGAAGTGGCCGCACTCAGGAACGCGATCCAGTAAATACCGTGATGGAGCACCGTGGAGATCCGAGCACTGTGAAGGGAATTCGGGCAACGGATCCGCTGGCTAAGGCGGCGGAGCTCGCGCAGGCGATCGTTCTTCGCTATGAATGGTCGGAGCGACCGAAGAAACCGCGCCTTTTGGTATACACAAAAAATCGTTAAGGAAAGCTAACTGGGAGAGCGGATGCCTAAAAAGCGGATTCAGAATGACGAGAGCAACGCCGGCGACCAGCAACTCGCCGGCAGCGCAGAAAACAGCGGCACCGAAATTCGACTAGCACCGGCAAAAGAGTTGCCGATGCCGCGGAGCCATCGCGAATTGGGCGAGGCGATCTTCAAGATAAAACATCCCGCACCAGTGGGGGCTGAACTGCTCGATAAGAACAACGACGACCGCAACGCGCCGACACGACTGAAATCGCTGCAGACGTTCGCAGATTGGATGTACGGGGAACACGGTGGCGAAGCGCATAGCAGGCCGCCGCGCATTATCTGGGATATTCCCGGGCCTCCGTATGAGCCGCCCGATCCGGAGCTGGAGAAATTGGAAGGAGGCGAGAAGTGAGCGCATTGAGCAAGCAGAAAATCGGCGAGATCGTGGAACTGGCGGGAGTGATCGCCTTTTCCGCCGGAGTGATCATCAGCGTGCAGCATTACGCCATCGGTGCGCTGTTGCTTGGCGGGACTGCGGCGTACGCCGTGGGCAAGAAGCTCCGAACCGCGTAAGAAAGCGTGGGCGTCGCGGCGGACATTGTTGCGCCGGAAAATCCCGAGGCACCAAAGCCCGAACCGCCGCCGGTTTTTGCGTCTTGGTACTACCGGCCATTTCCGAGGCAAGAAGAGTTTCACCGATGCGCGGCGAAATATCGGCTTTTTGGCGGGGCGGCCGGTCCGGGAAAAACGAAAGCGCTTTTGTGGGAAGCGATTCGCCAGGCAAATAAATGGCCTTGCGTCGATACGCTGCTGCTGCGGCGTACGTTCCCGGAACTCGAAGCTTCGCTGATCACGTATTTTCGCCGCGATGTGCGGCGCTGGATGTACGAGAGCTACAACGAAGCGAAGCACATCATCACCTGGCACAACGGCTCAACCACGCGCTTCGGTTATTCCGCAGGCGAAAACGACGTCTACCAATATCAGGGCGCGGAATTTCTCTTTATCGGCGTCGACGAGCTGACACTCTTCACGCTGGGCCAGTGGCAATTCCTGACAAGCCGCAATCGTTGCGCGGTTGCTGGAACGACGCCGAATATGGCCGGGGCGACCAATCCCGGAAATATCGGCCATGCCTGGGTGAAGGCGCTGTGGGTCGATCAGCGGCCGGCGCCGGGCATGGACCGTCCGGGGCAATACGATTCGGACGACTACGCGTTCATTCGCGCGACCATTGCCGATAATCCGCTCTATAGAGATGACACGGATTATCTGAAGACGCTGAATGCGCTGCCGCGGCACCTGCGACAAGCATTTCTCGAGGGCGATTGGAACGTCTTCGCGGGGCAGTATTTCGATCTTTTCGACGTGCGGCGGCATACGGCGCGGGCCGAGCAGCTCGGTTTGCAGTCGTGGTGGCCGCGATGGATCTCCATCGATTGGGGCTACGAGCATCCCAGCGCGGTTTATTGGCACGCGGCGCGTCCTGGCGGGACGGTGGTTACTTACCGAGAATTCGTAGAAAACCATTTGTCCCCTGACAAATTAGCGAAGGTCATCGTTGATCGCTCGCGGGATTTCAGGGAAGGGCAAGAACGGATCGGCGAAATATTCCTTTCGCCGGATGCGTTTGCCCATCAGACGTCGGAATTCACTATCGCCGACCAATTGGGCGCCGTGTTGGCGGAAAACGGGCTGCCGCGGCCGATTCCCGCGGATAACGATCGCATCGGCGGCTGGATGTTGATGTACCAGATGCTGCAGGCGGGGCAATGGCTGATCGCGGATCATTGCACCCACCTGATCGAATGCCTCCCGACACTGATACGCGATCCGGCAAACGTGGAAGACTTGCAGAAAATGGATGGAGACGATCCGGCAGACAGCGCGCGCTATGGGCTCAAGTCGCGGCTCGCGTCGGCGCGCGCGCCAATCGAGCATCGCGTGGCCGAGCGAATTAGCGCCGTCGATCCCACTTCGCGGGCCATCTGGACGCAGAAATATGCGGCCGAGGAGCGTCGAGGGATGCGCTCGCCGCTGCTGCCGCTGCGCCATGGCCGGTAAGGCCATGGGAAGCGGGTTGGCGGAGAGACGCCGTTGATGTTCGACAAAATCATGGATTGGCTCGGGCGATTGCGGCAGGGGATGCGCAGCCGCTACGTGCGGGAACTCGAAGCCGAGATCGCGCGCGAGCGCGCGGAGATCGAACGGCTGCGCACCGAGAATCGCGCGATGCTGAATTCGCTGCTGGGGACGGCCGGCGTGGCGCCGATCGAAGCGCCGCCGCCGCATCCGGCGCAGATCGCGCCGATACGGCGGCGGTCATGGTCGCAGATAGCTGCGGCGCGTGAGATTGCGGCGGGGCGAGAAATGGTTAGCGGTGAGCGATCGTAAGAGACAACGGAGAAAGCCCCAGGGCCCCGCCCAACCACCCCAGCGCACGCAGAACCGGCGCGCGCTGGGGACCCCGGTTTCCGCGGGCGCCTGGGCTACAAGAATTCGTACCGACCTTCCGAATGCGAACGTCGCCACCCGAAAAACTTAAAGAAAAAGCAGATCCCTCCTCGTTCGCCCGCATGAAGACACGCGGGCGAAGTTCGTCGGGATGACAGCTCTTGTGTGTGCACCATGAGGACAGATGAGCACGAGTGAAAACGCGATCCTGAAAGACACGCAGCGCGGCGCGGCCGTCGAGGCCGACGGCAATGCGCCGACGCAGTCGGTGCAGCTCGGCGGCGGGATTTCGCTCGGACTCGATTCGCAGAGCGATCCTGGGACGGAGGCGCTCGGCCCGAATAACGAGCGCCTGGAGCAAACTGCGCCGCGGCTGGTGAACGCGTTGCGCGAGCTTGTGGTGCAGTTTCGCCAGGAAGGGATCGTTGCGCGGCGTCACGAAATCCGGCGCATTCGCCAGGCGCGGCTTTTCTGGCAGGGGCTGCAATACGCCTGGTGGAATCCGCAGGACATGAATTGGCACCTGCCGTGGGAAGCGAAGATCTATGACGATTCGGCGCTGGAAGAAATGCCGCGGTTTCAGTTCGTTACGAATTTGTATCAGGCATTCGGGCTGTCGTTTGTCTCTGTGATCAGCCAGGACGTGCCGGCCACGCGTTTCTATCCGCAATCGACGCTGAGCGACGCCGATATCGAGACAGCCAAGGCCGCTTCGCAAGTGGCGGACCTGATCGAGCAAAATAATCGCGTGCAGCAGTTGCTTACTGGAGTGGGATTTTATCTGTGGACCGACGGCAAAATCGGCGGGTACGTGCGCTACGTTGCCGATGGGCAGCGCTTCGGATGGCGCGAGGAATTGCTGCTCGAAGAGCGGTGGGTTCGGCTGGGCCGCGATGCTTACGTTTGCTCGAAGTGCGGGGCGGAAAGCGAAGCCGGCGACGATTTAAGCGTCGCAAATGCACAGGGAAAAGCCCCAGGTGACCCAACTGCCACCCCAACGCGCGCAAAAGCAGCGCGCGTTGAGGACCTCGGGAGCGTCGGGTTACACTGGGCTACAAGTGCGGAGCAAAACCAACAGAGAGATTCTTCGGGCCAACACATCAGCCGTCAGAATGACGGTTCGCCGCAATGGTCGCCAAGCTTTCTGACTGGGACGATGTGCGCGCAATGCGGCGCGACGCTCGGCGCGAACGACTTTCGACCGGCACCGCTGGTGCCGGTGCCACAAAGTGTTGGCACGCGCCGCGTGGCTAACGGCCAGGAAGTGATTTCCATCGTCGGCGGCCTCGAGCTGAATACGCCCGTCTGGGCCAACGAGCAGTACGAGTTCCCGTATCTGCAATGGCAGATGGAAGTGCACCGCGCGAAGCTGAAGGCGGCTTTCCCGCACGCGGCCGACAAGATCCAGATGGGCGGCCCGCAAGGGGCGGACGATATTTATGCGCGAGCGACGCGCATCGCCGTCTCGCAAGGCATGCCGACAATTCATCCGGGCGATGCGCTTTTCAATCTGATCACGTTTTCGCGCACCTGGATTCGTCCGTGGGCGTTTTATTCCATCGAGGACGCCGCGGTGCGCGATCAGCTTCTGCGGCTATTTCCCGACGGCTGCTACGTGGCATTCGCTGGTGAGACTTACTGCGAATCGCGCAATGAATCGATGGACGATTGCTGGCGCGTGATGCATGCGTTGCCGGGCGATGGGCAGAATCGCCCGAGCGTGGGCGATTCGCTGATCGAAGTGCAGGAGCGATACAACACGCTTTCCAATATTCAGGCCGAGACTTACGAATACGGTGTGCCGCCGATCTACGCGGATCCGCAGGTGCTCGATTTTGACGCGCTCGCGAATCAAACCGCGGAACCAGCGGCGCATTATCCGGCGCGGGCGAGGCCGGGAATGTCTCTGGCGGACGGGTTTTTCCAGCCGGCACCGGCGCAAGTGCCGCCGGACATGCTGCGGCATCAGCAAGACCTGATCGGGCCCATCGCCCAATTCCTCACGGGACTTTTTCCGGCCGTGTTTGGCGGAGAAATGGAAAACGTGAAAACTGCGAGCGGCTACGCCATGGCTCGCGATCAGGCGCTCGGGCGGCTGGGACTCGTTTGGCGGCGCCTCAAATCTTTTTATTGTGACGTGATGCTGCTGGCGGTGGATTGCTTCCGCAAAAGCCGCCCCAGCGATGTGGAGATTCCGTTTCTCGGCGCGGGCGGGGAATTCGAGGCGCGATTCATCCGCCTGGCGAACCTTAAAGGGAATATCCAGGCGCATCCGGAATCGGACGAGACGTTCCCGCGGCTGAAATCGCAGCAACGCGCCGTGCTGCAACAGCTCATGACTAATCCCGATCCGACCATTCAGGCCGCTCTGCGCGAGCCGGCCAATCTCGGGTTCGTCAAGTCGCTGGTGGGCTTGAGCGAACTCGTCGTGCCGGGAGATGACGCGCGCAATAAACAGCTGCGCGAGATTCAGGCTTTGTTGACGGCGGGGCCTCTTTTTTCGCCGCAAGCTCGCCTTACCGGCGACGTTGCGGCGTTCGACAACCCCATTCATGCGGGGCCGGATGCACTGACTGGGCCCGGCAAGACCGGAGCTGCCGTTGGCGGGGACTTCGGCCTGGGTGCCACAACTTCTCCGCCGGGCGCGGAAGACACGCCCGGCCTTCTGCCCGCGGTCCGATCTACGGTGCCGGTGGATGAGTTGCTGGACGATCACGCGACGGAATTCGAGGAGTGCCGGCGGTGGGCAAGTTCGGATGCCGGCCAGATCGCTCGCGCGCAGAATCCCGCGGGTTTTGCCAATGTACGCGCGCACGCGGCGGAACACGCCGCAGCGCTCGCGCGGCAGCAGGCACAAGCCGCGCCGCTCAAAGCCGGCTCTGTTGTGCCGCGCTGAAGACCGCGGCGCTACGTTTAAATCGAACTTGGTTGGAGGAAAAATGGAGCAGGGAAGCAGTGCAAGCGCGCTGGCGGCGCGTACGGCAGGTATGACAGACGAACAGATTCTGGACCTCGATCTCGAGGCTTTGCAAAATGGCGGAGGCGTTGGAGCGCAGGGAACTCCCGCTGGTTCTGTCGGAGCTTCTGCGGATTTTGGCGATGAATGGGAAGCTGTAGAAACTTCTTTTGGCTCGCAGGGCGCCGTGATGTCCACGGCCCCTGCGAGACTCGACAACACCAATACGCCTGCGCCAGATCCACATGGCGTAAGGTCGAGCGTGCCTGAAAAGGCTGGCGCGAATGCGCAAGGCGAGCCCTTCGGGAATAACCCTCAGGGCGAGCCTGCGTGGCTGAAGCGGCTCGAGACGCAACCTGCGGCTGCAGCCGAAGCGCGCCAGTGGCGCGAGGCGGCGAAGGACGTGGCCACGCTGGACGCGGCTTACTTCAGCGGCGACGCCGGAGCGCGCTCGGGACTGGCTGCGCGGCTCTACCAGAGCGATCCCGCGGCGTTTCGTGAAATGCTGGCGGAAAGCGCGCGCATGCTGGCGTCGCGCGATCCGCAGGCGCTGGCGGAGCTTGCGCGGCAACTCGGAGTCAGTGAGGCGCAGGCGCCGGGTACTGCGACGAAATCGCTAGGCCAGGCGGCGCGATCCGCCGAGTCTGGCGTTGCGACGCAAAACCAAATGTCCCCCGACAATCTCGGCACCGCTGCGTTTCCCGCGGAAGCCTACCGCGCGTTTGAATCCGCGACCAACGAAGACGTGGCGAGGAGCACTCGCGAGGCCATCGAGCGCACACTGGGCTCCACGCTGCCCGAAGGCATCGGCGAGGGTGCGCGGCGGCGGATCGGCGACGACATTTTTCAGGAACTACACGCGACGCTTTCCGCAGATCGCGAACTAAGCCGGCAAGTGGGCGATATCCTGCGCGGGTGGCATTTCGATGGCGCGACGAAGCAGCAGATCGTTTCGCTGATTTCGAGTCGTGCTCGCGCGGCGATGCCGGAGGTGTCGCGGCGCGTGGTCGCGGAGTGGACTTCGTCGGTGCTTGCTTCCGACCGAGCTCGCGCGGCGCGCGTGGATGCGGCAGCTTCGCGGCGAGACATCACAGGAGGACGCCTACCTGCCGCAGTTCCGGCCAATGCGCTGACTCCGCGAAGGGTCGATTACTCCCGTATGAGCGACGAACAAATCCTGGACCTGTAATGCCTTTGGTCTCATGACAGGGATCGCCACCGACGTTGGGGCTCAGAATGCGATGGAGGGGGACCAGAACCTGAGGCGAACAGGCAAGACCACGACAGATGCAATTTCATTTATAGTCCATAGGGATGGGTCGCCTCCGACAGATGATGAGGTAATGCACCTGGGCAATGTGGAGCATGCCGAACCGTACAAAATTGGAAGCGTTTACCTGTACAGGGAGAAAAAGCCTACAGTCACGAGAACCAGATAAATCAGCCCGCACGGCCCAGGTTAAGGGCGCAGCGGTACCGCGAAAAATCGCCTGGTTCCTTCTGATGACGGCTCTTCTGCTCGCGGGCAGGGCGAAGGCGCAGTGTGGGAATGGGGCGAACTTTACCGTTTGTCCCGTCGCGGACCGAATTTACATCAACACGGATAAAAGGCTTGGAGCGCTACGGCTTTCTGACGGAAGCATATTGTGGCAGATTGACCTTCCCCCCAGGGAAGAGAGCTACACGGCAACGGCGGCCACGAAGGATGTAGTGGCGGTCTGGGCCGGCTTTCCCGACACCGGGATCTACGCATTCGATGCGAAGACAGGCAGACCTGCCTGGCGAATCAACACGAGTTCGTACGGGATTACAGCAGTCGGGCCTTACTTCGTGTTCAGTGATGCGGAGCACTGGGAAGCGCTCACGGCAGTGGACGACAAGACAAGAAAAAGGATCTGGCACCATAGCGGAAGCAGACCCACCCGGGGAGGCGTCAGCATGCTGGTCGCCGCCGATGAAGAGATTCTCACCGAGTTCTTTGCGATTAACGGCCATTCCGGCCAAATTTTGAAACGGTGGCCAAGGGCGTGGGTGGTTTCCGCGGGTGCGTTGAGCGACAAATTTGTCGCCATCGGAACTCGTGATGCAGGGCGCAAGACGAATAAAGTAGCCGCTTACTCTCTTCCCGGTTACGAGATGTTATGGGTGAGAGACAATGCCGAGGGAAGACAGGTCGAAGCCATCGCGACGGACAGTGATCACGTCCTCGTGGCGAGCAGTCCTTGGGATGCGGAGAGCTTTAGCCCTGGAGAAATCAGGCTGGAAGTCCTCAAAGCTTCTTCCGGGGACGCGATCTGGACCAAGACAATAAACTCGAGCGGGCCGCTGGCTTCGCCGGTCGGGCTAAGCCAGGGCATCGCGGTCTTTGCCACGGGCGAATCAGCGCATTCGCGCATCGTGCAGGGCTTTGACGCTGCCACAGGGCAGTTGAAATGGACGGTTCGGACCGACCAAAGGATTGACGGGGTGACCTGCGTTGGATCGAGCTGTTATGTCGGTGGTGAAATCGGCGAGGTCCTGGCAATTGATGTGCAGACCGGCGCGCAGCGCTGGTATCGAGTTTCCACACAATAGTCCGTACGCGAACCCTAGTGCATTCCTGCAATAAACGTTGTCCGGAAGCTGCTCGGCGCACCAGCGCGAACGGTGGTTGCCCGCTATGCGAAGGGCAGTGAGATTCTTCGGGCCTCGAGACGACCCTCAGAATGACAAATTATCGTCACCGTAAATAAGGCCTAAGTCACACCGAAATCATTCGCAAGACACCGCGAGCGCGGGCCGCAGTGACCACTCCAGCACGCGCAACATCGGCACGTGCTGTGGACCCCGGTTCTGCGGCCACGGTGAGCGGCACAAGCCAAACCCGCACAGCCGACTTGGGCCATGCCCCAGTGCGCACGCCTTTCTTGTAGGCGAGAGCGCTGTTCGCTCTTAGGACGCGCGCATTGGGGACCCCGGGGCTGTGCCACCAAAAGGAGAAAACACGATGACGCAAATGCAAAATACGCAGACCATTGCGCTGCAACTGGAAAAGGTGCGGGACAAAGTGCCGCTGCTGTATGAACGCGACGACGTCCTGCTCAGCATGATCCAGCAGCGCGGAGACGTAGAGAAAGTCAGCTCGCGCAACATGCGGATTCCGCTGCAAGTGAACCCCGGAGGCAAAGGCGGCTCCTACAACGCCGATGGCGGCGATCTGGGGCGGGGCTCGGGCACCAGCTACGACGTGGCGCAGATTTCGCCGATCTTTTTCAGATTCGCGGTGGAGATCAGCAAACTCGTCGAGTACGCCACGAATGCGCGCGAGAAGGCCATCGAGAATGCCGCCAAGCGGGAAGTGGCGAACGGGATGAAGCAATTTCGCGCATTCCTGGACAAAGTGCTACAGACCGCCGGTAATGGCGTGCTGGGCACGATTGGTTCCGTGAGCGGCACGACGCTGACCATGAATACGCCGCCCGGCGCCGCACTTGTTTACGTGGGCCAGACGATCCAGGTTTACGACTCGACCATCACGACGAATCGCGGCTCCTGCAACGTGGTCGCCGCCGATCCGATCAGCAGCACGCAGACGATCACTATCGACGCGTTGCCAACCGGAACCATCGCCACGGACGTAATCGTGCACGACGGACTTTCCGGCGCGCAGCCGACTTCGCTATTCGGCATCAAGTATCACCAGAACAATGCTACCACCGGGACATGGATGAATCTGAACCGCGCGACTTACCCGCAGCAGTTGCAGACGCCGCGCGTGAATGCGGCGAATTCCGCGCTCGTACCCGGCTATGTGCGCCTGGCCATCAACAAGGTTCGCAAAGCGTTGGGCATTGGCCATCTCGGCAAACTGATCGCTTATACCTCGGTCGAGCAGGAACATGCCTGGGAGAATCTGGGCATCACCATCAGCCAGGTGATCAAGGAAAACGCCAGCGGCAGCGCCAACGATCTCGATCTGCTCTTTTCGGGGCGCAAGACGATGTCCGGCGTGCCGATCAAATCTTCCATCAATGCCGATCAGACGCGCGTGGATTTTCTCGACCTGTCGCACTGGGGACGCGCGGTGATCAAGGATATCGACTATTTCGAGGTGGGCGACCAGACGGTCTTCCCGATATACGGAACCTCGGGAGGACTCTCTGCGGCATTTATTTTCTATTTTGACACCGGCTTCCAGGTGTTTTCCGATTCGCCTCGCAGCGGGGCCTATATCGACGGGCTGGCGAGACCGACGGGCTACTAGCGCGCCATTTTTAGCGCCAAAAGCGGCGTGATTCAGCACGCGCTTTTGGCGTTCGACAACACCAATGCGTTTTATCCCCTCCACCCACGAAACGACTTCTTTAGGCCGGAAAAATGGCGTGATTGACACGCCTTTTTCCGGCACGACGATGTCTTTTGTTGCGCCGCAAGCTCGCCTTGCCGCCGACGTTGCGGCGCCCGACAACACCAATCATTTGGCAATACGAATCATACGGGAGCAGCAGGAACCGCCGGAGGCGGTTCGACGGCGGCTGGAGATTGCCGGCGGACGAAACCGCTTCGGCGAAGCGAATTATCGCGCGGTGTGGGGATGGTCGCGCCTAGCGTGGGTAGGCGGCAAGTGGGAAGACCGTAACTCGGCAGGCGAACTCGTGCGCGAGTGCGTGGAGCTGCGGCGCGTACCCAAGTACGAGCCACACGATCGCTGGCACATCGAACGATGGCTGCCGCCGGAAGCGTACGGCGCGCCGCGCGCCTGGTACGCACAGACTGTCGAACGCGACGACGGCGTCAGCGTGCCGGCGCTTGGGCCATATCCCGAACGCGGCGAATACGAGCATTGCTTCACGCTCGAAGGGCCGCACGGCGAATTCGTGCAGCTCACACCTACCGTGGCCGAGTACATTGCGTGCGCCATCGAAGCCGGACGGCGCGCGAGCGCCGGCGCAAGGCGGCAGGCAATCGAGCAGCGCGAAGAGCGCAGCGAGCGTGATTACGACAATTGGGCCTGGGACGTGCTCGACAGCGGATGCCCAGCATTTCACGGGCTGCCGTTCGTGAGTTGTTTATAGCGCGAAAAGACCGTGATAGGTCGCTTACAACAGGAAAAAGCCCCAGGGCCCCGCAACAACGGCGGGCGCCCTGGGCTACAAGTTTTTTTCGAGTGCGACAACACCAATAGGTATTTGAGAAAAGGAAGAGGGGAGAATCGTGAGATCAACAAGCGCGGTGATCGTCAATTTGGCGGAAGAGACTTGGACTTTGCATCGCAGCTACGGCACTTACCGGGTGCGCGGCTGCGAGAGCGGTGAACCCTATGCGCTCACACGCGTCGACGAACGCACGGCATACATGGATATGGGCGATAAGCGTAGCGTGGAAGTTCCGATTGCGGCCGATGAAATCGCGGCGGATCTCTGCCGCGAGATCAATTCCGATAGCGGTGAAGAAAGCTTCTTTGGAGTTTTCGTGGCCGCGGGCGAGACGCCCACCAACGAGGAGCTGCGCAGGGCGCGCGAGAAGCTCGCCGCGTTTTATCGAAGGCTCGTGGCGGGCGCCGACCGCGAATGGGAGCGCTCGCATTCCTATCTTTTCATCAATGACGTGGAGCGCCGCGCCGCCCACTATCTGGGGCTCGAGAAGGATTGGTTTTATCAAGCTCACGAAACGGTTGAATGCCCCGGTTGCGGAGAGAAGATCAAGCCGGGAGTCGCGGTCTGCAGGACCTGCGGGGCAATTCTCGATCAGGGCAAAGCCGCCAGTCTTGGCCTGGCCCCGCCGAGACGCGTGACGCGGGGAGCGGTTACGTCAAAATCAGGAAATCGGGCGGACGCAGTTCGGACCAACTAAGCCTGGTTGAAACGTGGAGAAACCCATGAAACGCCAGTCGGGAACTTTGTTAGGTGCGAAACGCGGCGACTTTGCTTGTGCCGCGAAGCTCCTGATGTCCATGACGTTCGCGGCGAAGAAGGTGCGCTTTTCGCGCTCGACGATAGCGGCGCTGGTTGCCCTGTTATTTGTATTGAGCGCGAGCGCTGCACATGCACAGAGTGGGACTCTAGGCAGCACGAGTTCGCCGGTGGTGAATGCTTTCGGACGGCCGATGGCAGGCGTAGATGTGTCGATCTGCCAGCCGGCCGCCACGACGGCGGCGCAGGTCATCAGCAATACAGCCGTGCTTACGATGGCCAGCAATCCCGTCACGGCGGGATTTGCGGCGGGCATGCTGGTGCAAGTTTCCGGGTTTACGGGCGCCGATACTTATTTCAATGGAGGGACGTTCACGAATGGAACGGGAATCACCGGAGGCTACACGATTCTATCTGTAACGTCGACCACCATCACTTACGCGCTTACGCACGCGAACGCCACAGCGTCGAGCAACGGAACGGTGTTGCAGCAGGGCAGTGGCACCACGGGTTGCGCGGGGCTATCGGCGGTTTACACAGATCCTGGCATGACGCAGCCGCTGGCGCAGCCGATCGTCACGGATGCCTACGGGAACTGGAACGCCTTCGCACAATCGGGGCAGCTTTACTACGTTCAGTTTTATGGTACCGGCGTGACGACTTCGATGCGCTGGATCATGGTGAACGTCACCACGAATGCCGCCGTGAAGCCGCAAAGTAGCGATGCGGTGCAACACGTATCGCCGAATGGCAGCGACAGCAACGATGGGCTGAGCATGGGTACGGCAAAGTTGACGTTGCTCGGGGCTTACAACGGACTGCCTTCTACCGGTGGAACGATTTACGTAAGCGGTTCCGGCGTGCAATGCACTTCCGTTTCCGGGCAGGGGCTTGGCATTGCCGGCTCCGGAGATCCCAATTACGCCTCAATGCCGGCGGTTCTCGGCAACGTGCAATGGGTAAAGGCAAAAGCGAAATCAGTGAGTATCCAAGGATTAAGCGCGGGCACCGATCAGGGACAAAACGCGACCTATGGATGGGCGACAAACATCAGTTGCGGTAACGCGACGACTCCTGCCTTTTGGCTCTCTGGTGTGACGGCTTTCGAGATCAGTCACATCATGGTTCGTACCGCCAGCATCGGAGCACGCGTCTCGATTGATTCCACCGGCGCACGGGGCAACGGCTCCAATCTTTCGACCAACATCCGATTTGCCAACGATGATTTCTTTTCCGTAAGCGGCGGAGGGCCGGTCATTGACAGCGGAGGCGGACTGACCTGGTTCCGTGTGACCGACACGCTATTAGAAAATGGCGCGGGACAAGCCTCCACGTCTGACGCTGCTTCGGGGGCTTATTTCAGCAACGGGAATGCCGCCACCTCTCTGGGACTGATCTATTTCGATCATGTTTTTTTCACAGGCGGCGGTGGGGTGCGCTTCGACTCTTGCACCGGATCGTCGGGCAGTTTTTATATGCAGCGAGCATTGATGCAAGGAAGCGGAAATAGCCAGCCCCTTTACGAAGTAACTAACACGTGTGGTGGAGTTGTTTCTGACATTATCCTCGAAGGCGGTGAGTCCGATAGCGGTACAAACATTCCTGTGGTACGCATACCAGCAGGAATGAATCCGTGCGCTACGAATGTATCGGGAGCGAGTCTATCCGGCTTGCAGTATGCATGGCTGGAAGGGCCACTGACGGTAGGCGCGGGACAGTGCAGCCCTAACGCTTCCGGCGGAACACCGACCTATGCCGAACTTACGCCCCTGGCTAATGTGATACCCGCTGCCAAATGGCAGCGCAATGGCCCATATGGAATCTCGATCAACGATGAGAGTTACCGGCGCTCCTTCTCGCCTACATTTGTGCGCTTTGCTAACCTTGCCGCGCAGAGTCCAGCAAGTTGGGTGGCCAACCTTGGAACCGGCAATTCGCTGACACAGATTCAAGGCCCAGGCGATCCTTCAGGTGTAACCAACGCCGCTACTCTGAACTGCACTGCGAATGGAGGACAAGGCGGCTGCGATTACTACGCTTATAACAACAACCTGACGCTTTCAGCCGGAGATTATATCTACGTTGGAGTCTGGGCGCAGCCGGCATCCACGACAGGATTTGCCGTTAACACTCTAGGTGTATTCGGAGCGCCAATTGGACTCGAACAGGTTAGCAATCCTTCAACGCTGCGGCTGATCGCAGCTGGGCCTAACGGTGGCGGAATTCAAAACGGAAACATTTTTAGCAATCCTTACTACCAGACCGATGGTAACTGGCAATGGATTTGGGCGCTGGCCAAGGTCACAGCGCCATCTGGCTCGCTCGCCACATTCAAGGTTCACCTCGCTTTCCTAACTGGATTTCCGGTCAATTATTACGCGCCGATGTTCGTGCGTATTCCCGCTTCGAGCGTGGCCCTCGTAGTAGCGCCGACATTTTCCAGCGCCTCGGAAACGGGTAACACCGTCACGTTTACCACAACGGCTGCACATAATCTTTACGGTGCGATGCCGGTGATCGTTTCGGGATGCAGCGTCGGTGGCTACAACGGCGAGTGGGTCGTCACCGGAACTCCGACCTCGACGACTTTCACGCTCTACAATCCGACGAGCGGCCTGGGCGCGCCCACGGGATGCGTCATCACGCCGGGGAACGACAGCGAAGTCGCGGATTGGGCGAATAACATCGCGCCTTATGGCGACAACTGCACGACGGGAACTCTGTGCGGAATACGCGGCGTCACCGTGCCGAAAGTCGTCGCTTCGGGGACGTCGACTCTGGGAAATTCGGCGATCGGAGCCGGCGCTTGCGCTGCAGTAGTGACGAGCAGCGGCGTTGGAGTTGCCACCACGGACAGGATCGAATGGGCCTACGCGAGCGCTCCTGCAACGGCGGATGGACTTCTGATGCTTAGCCCTTACGTGACGAGCGGAAATGTGAATTGGAAGCTATGCAATCCTACGGCAAGTTCGCAGACGCCATCAGGACTCGTGGTGAATTGGGAAGTTCTGCGCTAAGCGGTACGAAAATCGTCCAAAGCGAACTGGAGAAGAACCCGATCGATGTATGGTCTCGAATTATGGCTGAAGGGACTTGCCGCGGCGGCGATTGCCGGCGCGGCTAACGGCGTGATCACGGGGTTTGCCGCCGTGGGCATCGATCCTGCGCATTTCAATCTGCAAGCGGGTCTTAAGTCCACGCTGGCCATTGCGGGTGTGAGCGCCCTCATGAGCGGCATCATAGGCGTCGCGGCGTATTTGAAGCAGTCGCCGCTGCCGGCAAACGACTCGACGAGATAAGCGCAGGCTCACTTTTCAACTGCGAGATGCCTTTGTGGCGCCGGGCTTCAGCCCGACAGTTTCCTCTGGCGAGCGAAATGCCGCACTAAAACCACCCCAGCACACGCAAAAACGGCGAGTGCTGGGGACCCCGGCAAAGGGCGGCGCTGCATTTACCGCAACATCGCGTGATGACAACCTGCGCTGAAATTGGAGGAGCGAAGCATGCCCATTGTTGGATCGACGGCGTACAACACGGCGGGGCAAATCACTTCGCTGGTGCGCTCGCTTCTGAACGACGCAGCGGGAAATCTTTTTACCGACGCACTTCTCATCCCGTACGCCAACTCGGCGTATCGCAAGGTGCAGCGCGCGCTGGCGAATATTCAATCGGCCAGCTTCCTAAGCGACGACGTGCTGCTGGTTGTTCCCGCAGTCACGGCCACTGATCCTTCGCTACAAGTTTCGATCACGGATGCCAACGCGCCACCGAATCAATTGCCACCCAACCTGCTCGTGCCGCTGAAATTGTGGGAGCGGCCAAACGGTTCTACCGACGATTTCGTGGAGATGACAGACCTGACCGATCATGGCGGCCTGCCGTCGCAACCGCAGGGCGCGAATCTTCAATACTGGGAATGGCGCGCCGATGGTCTCTACTTCCTGGGGGCCACGCAGGATACGCAGATCCGCCTGCGTTACGAGATGGCTTATCCGCAATTCGTTGACGGCACGAGCGCCGTGCTGATCCGCGACGCGATCGAGCCGATCGCGTATTTCACCGCAGCGCTTGCCGCGGGGGCTCGCGGAGCGCCGCAAGCGGCGCGCTGGGATGATGCCGGCACGGATGCGCTGGAAGATTTGTTGCTGCGAGCGACGCATCGCGACCAGCACACGGGGCGACGAAGACGGCCATATACATGGCGACAGGGCTACGGTCCGATTGTGTAAACCTTCAGGCGACCTGCTGTTGTTTCCGTCGATGAAAAAGCAGATCCCTCGGCCCGAACGCGGGGCCTCGGGATGACAGCGCAGGCGACCGCATCGACGGCGCGAGGACTCTTCGGAATGACAACTTTTCGTTACGAAAACGGGAGGGAAGGGAAATGGCTCTTGCGATCACGATTACGGATATAGATTCCGGGGAAGGCAACCTGTACGTGTTTGGCCTGCTGACCGCGTCCGGTAACTATGCAACAGGCGGCGACACACTGGATTTCACCACCGTGGCGAGTCAAATTGGCGCCAGCCAGGCGCCGCTGCAAGTGTGGATAGGCGGTGTGACCGGCGATAATTACGGTTTCGTCCGGACCGCTTCGCCGACGCTTGCCAACGGAAAAATCAAGATCAATACGGCGTCCAATACGGAGCTCGGTGCAGGGGCATATCCTGCGCGCATCACCGGCGATGCAAACATTCAGATCGAAGCCGTTTTCAATAAGTTGATTTAGTGGGGCGATTGTTGTGCTCTCGCAGGAAATGAAGAAAGATTCTTCGACTTCGCGTCCCGACGGAAATCGTGACGACACGATTTCCCGGAGCAAAAGGCTCGGGACGCTTCGCTCAGAATGACACGTTTACGGTAGGTCGAACATGAGTGTGTTGGGTACAACGGATGCGCCGCTGGATATATTTGGCGGGCTGGTCACGGACGTGGCTCCGGCGGATTTGCCCGCCGGGGCCTCGCCGGATTGCGCCGACGTCGCTTTTGTACCGGGCGCGGTGAAGACGCGGCCGGGGCTGCTCTCGGTGTTCGCCGCAATTTCCGGCAATCCTACGATCAACTACCTCAAAACGTTCATCCAGCCGAATCTTGCCGAAACGATGCTCGCGCTCGATTCGGCCGGATTGCTGTGGGGCGAATTCACCCCGGGCACGCTGACGCAAATCAATAGCGGCCCGGGTGGAAAATTCATTGCGCCAAATTGCCGCGCCAAATCCGCCACGCTTTTCGGCCGCGAGTACATCGCGTTCCATGACGGAAAATTCGGCATCGATATTCCGCGGCAATATGACGGCACGAATTTCGATCGCGTGAGCCAGGTGGGACCGGGCGCGGGTCCGGTGAGCGCATTCGATGCGCCGGCGGAGCCTGTTTACACCGTGGGCAATTCGCCGACGGGGGCGGTGCGCAACAACAACGTCGTCACGATCACAGCCACCTCGGCGCACAATCTGTATCCGGGAGCGTCGGTTCTGATTGGCGGCGTCGTGGACACTTCGTTCAACGGCACTTTCGTCGTGCAGTCCGTGCCTTCGCCGACAACGCTGACGTATCAGCAGCTAGGCGCGGCGAGCAATTCGGGTGGCAGTTCCGGAAGCGCTACGGCGACGTTGGCCCCGCAGCTTTCGGCGGGCGTGCATCAGGTCTGCGTTCTCTTTAAGACGCGCCAGGGCTATTTGACGCAGCCGTCGCCGCCGGTGACCTGGACAGCTTCGGGCGGCCGCCGTGTGCAATTGATTGGGATTCCGCTGCCGCTGAATGACGCGAACGTAGTTGCGCGTATTCTGGCGTTTACTCCCGCAGGCGGAGGATCCTTTTACTACACCAGCGGGCTCCAGAATTCGCCGCAGATGATCATTCCGGATACGACCACCACGACTGTGACGCTGGATTTCTCGGATACCGCCTTGCTGGCCGCCACGCTGGCCGATCCGCAATTTCGTTTGGTGGAATTGGGCGAATGCGCGGGGGTCATCGGTTACGCTTCGCGGCTTTTTTGGTGGGGCGAGCGCAACAAGGTAGACAATTTCGAGAATCTCAGCTTCGATGGCGGATTCGTGAGCAGCGGAGTTGGCGTGCGGCCTCCGCTGGGCTGGACTTCCGACAATACTTACGGCGGGGCGGGGGGCAGTTCCTTCAGCCCCTTGTGGGGCGGCGCATGGGAGATCGCTGGTGATAATGTCGCAAACGATAAGGGCATGATCACGCAGGCGGCGCGCGTGGATTCGAGTGGCGTGCCCATTATTGCGCCGAACACAGCGTATTCAGTCCGCTTTCGCGCGATGAATGATCCCGCCAGCTCGACGCCAAGTTCAGGCAATCTGCACATTCATCTCTACAGCGCTTCGCAAAGCCTCGACGTGGGCTTCGATGTGGCGGCAACGTCGCTGACCACCAAATTGCAGGAATTCGCGGGCGTGCTCACCACCGGGACTTTCTCGCCGGTGCCTGCCGATTTGCTGCTGCGCGTTTATGCCGACGGCCTCAACCTGAATTGCGGCGTGATTTTCGACAACATCGAAATCTATCCGACAGCGCAACCATATAACGCGAGTATCGTGCGCGCGAGCCGCGCCGAAGATCCCGAAAGCTACGACGGCGTCGATGGGCTGCTCTCAGTCGCCGAAAATAACGGCCAGGCCGTGCGGGCCGCGTTTGTGTTGCGCGACCAGATGTATTTCGTGAAAGAGCACTCGATTTACTCCACGCGCGACGATGGCGTCAATGAACCGGCCGATTGGACGTTGAGCGAAGTGTCGAACATAGTGGGAACGCCATCGGTAGATGGCGTGGATACCGGTGAAGATTGGGCTGTGATCGCCGATCGCGCGGGCCTTTTTATTTTCGACGGCGGCGAGCCGGTGAAAATATCGCAGGAAATTCAGCCGCTCTGGGACACCATAAACTGGCAATACGGCCACACGGTGTGGGTGCGCGTGGATACGCGCGCCAAGCGGATTCTCGTTGGCGTGCCGACTGCCCCAGCCACGCAGCCGAACCGGGTGCTGGTGCTCGACTACCGGAGTCTTTCGACTGCCGCTGACATTGCTACGTATGCCTCGGTGCACAGCAGCTCCATGACCGGGCGAATGATCTCCGTCGCGCGCGCGCGTAAATGGGCGCCTTGGAACATCGCCGCCAATTCCGCCGCGCTTATCGAGCGCAGCGACGGCACAGCGCGGTTTTTTATTGGCAATGGCGCAGGCACAGGAAAGATTTATCAGCTGAGCGACACGCAATTTTCGGACGATGGCGGGGCCATCGCGAGTTACTACACCACGTATTTCTTTCCCAGCGCGGATCAGGAAAGCGAACTCGGCGTGCGGGCGCATCGCAAGCTGTTTTCGTATTTGACCTGCTACGCAGAAGGGGCAGGGAACTTGAACCTGACTTCGTTCGCGGACAACGAGAGCTTTCCCGCGGTGCTGCCTTCACTGGCGCTGAGTTCCCCGGGTAGCAAGGATCTCGAGCTTTCCATCAATTTGCACGCGGAACGGACCGCGTTTCAGGTGGGCACGAACCAGGCCGGTTCGTGGTTCCGGCTGTCGCGACTGGTCGCTTCGCTTGCGCCGGATCCGTGGTCGCCAGTGCGTGGCGGAAATTAGCATGTTGAATATTCCGCAGCTCGCGCAGGTGAAGGCGCGCGATCCGTATGTCTACGAATCGCTACAGCAGATCGTGAACGCCATCAATGCGCTCGGGCGCGCGACCGGCGTCGATCCTTCGGGGTCGATTTCACAGCCAGACAGAATCGGCGGCATCTCGGTGCTCGCGGCCAACGGTATCTTCGATATTGCCATCACCGATAATTCCGCGGTGCACCGTGGCATTTATTACTTCGCGGAATCCGATACGTCGCCGAATTTCACAGCACCGCGCGTGTGGTTCATGGGCTCGTCGCGCAACCTACGCGTTGCGCTCGGCAACCTCACGCTTTATTGGCGCGGCTACAGCCAGTACATCGGTTCAACCCCGTCTGCGCCGGTGACTTTTGGCTCGCCGCCCACGGCGGTGGTCGGCGGCGGGTCGGCGGGTCCAACGCTGCAGACTTCCGCGGGGAGCGGGACAGCGACGGGGCAGCAAGGCGGCAGCGGATTCGGAACCGCGCTCACGCTCCTGACGAACGCCACGACGGTGTAGCCCGCACAAGTAAGGGCTCTCATTTCTCCCTGTGTTCTCAGTGCATCCACAGTCTCCGTATGGATTTCAGATTGAATCCTGGCGCGAGGCCGGAAAGGATTTAACACAGAGGTCACTGAGGCACAGAGCGCACAGAGAAGCCAACCTGTCGTTGCGAGTCAATTACGGCCAAAAATTGATGCAAGTGCACGCGTACACAGACGCGGATCTTGAATCTCTGCGCGCGATGCACGCAGGGCAGGGATTTGGCTACGCGCTTCCTGATCTCGCCGATCCGCTGTTTCTGGTGCGCAGCGTTGTGGAAGAAGACGGTCGGCCGCGCATGGCCGCATTCTTGCGGCTTACCGCGGAGGCTTATCTGCTTGCCGATCCGCTGGAGGGCTCGCCGCGTCAGCGCTGGCGTTGGCTGCTCGCGCTGCATGAGGCCGTACGGCAGGAGGCCGCGGCGCGCGGCCTTGCTGATGTGCAGGCGTTTTTGCCGCCGCGCGTGGCGCGCGCGTTCGGACGACGCCTGACGGCGCTCGGCTGGCGCCGCGATCCATGGACGTGCTACACGCGGCAGTTGTAA